CGTCAGGACCATGTTGGCCGAGGGCTTGAGGCAGATGAGGTTCCCGTAGAACGAGAACCGCCCCTCGAAGCGGTCGGCGTTCACCTCGCGAGCGAGGCCCCCGTCGTTGCCCGCGTCGCCCTTGTTGATGAACTCGCCCAGGTGCTTGAGTTCCCACGAGCTCATCGTCAGCAACCGCGCCAAGCCCACGGGGGCGCTGCGATCCGGGAACACCTTCACCGGGCCGTTGGGGCCACGGATCTTCATCGACTCGAAGCCGACATCGCCCACCTGGGTGTACTCGGTGGTGACACGCGATCCGAAGGCCAGCTTGAGGTTCTTGTCGTCCGTATAGCTGGTGAAGATGTTGTCGCAATCGCTCTCTTCTCGAGCGAGCGCGGCGAGGCCGGTGATGTAGCCCTCTTCCGGCTGGAACGTGCTCACGTCGAGGCGGTGCCCGGCGAGGCGGGTCGGGTCGACCGAGCGGTCGGTGCCGAGGAAGTCTTCCGAGGCCGCGGGCGTGGTGACCGGGTTCCAGGCGTCGAAGCCCAGAATCTTCAGGCGCGATGCGAGGGTGGTGATGGCCCCGGTGGGGCGGTCACCGGCAATCCAGAGGAAGTCGCCGGTCGCGCAGGTGTTGGTGTTGCCGTCCACCGTGATGGTGCCCGCCGAGCGGTTGACCGACAGGACAATCATCGGGGTTGCGGTGCCGGTGCCTCGGATGGCAGCGGTTCTCGTGGACGCGCAGACCAGCGCCATGCCGCGCTCGAAGTTGACGACGGCTTCACCCACGGTGAAGACGAGCGCCGCCACGAGGGTCACCTGGCCGAGCGTGCCGGTCGCGTCTCCGAACACATCACGACCGAAGTCGTTACGCATGGTCTGGAGCGTGCCATCCACGAGTTGAGTCAGCGACTTGGTGAACGAAGCGCGGTCACCCTTCGCCGCCAGGAGCAGTTCCTGCTCGATGGTGTACATCGCGTAGTTCTTCACGCGCAGGACGTTGAAGTTCACGTCGCGGTTGAAACCGCTGTCCGTGGCGGCCACTCCCTGCACGCCGTTGTTCGCCGCGCCGTTGATGCCGGCCAGCGACTGGGCGGTGGAGAAGCCCGCGTTGCGAGCATTCGAGTTGCCGAAGGTGATCGCGTGGATCATCGAGCGGCCGTCGAAGCCGCTCTCCTTCTTGATCATCGCGAAGGCGGGGTTCTTCTCGTACACCGCGTTCTGGAGAGCGCGCGTGGTGTAGAGGTACTTGAGGATCTTGTCTGCGGTCGTGATCGTTGCGGCCATTTGAGTCACCCGGTGGGCGACTCACTGGGAGTCGCCGTAGTTATTCGAGCAGTGAGTCGTCACCAGCGACGATCGCAGCGATGATCTCAGCTCGAGTTTTCGGAGCAGTGCGAACGGCGGCAGGTGCCGTCGTGTTCGCATTTGTCAGCGTCCGGGTGACACTGTTTCCGGGTGAAGGCGGCGACTCGGGGGCCTTCTGGGCGGGTACTGGAGCAGAGGCAGAAGCCGGTGTCAACACCTTGCGCCACCTTTCTGCCTCCTTTCGGAGGTTGTACTCCACAACCTCGGCAGCCAGACGTACCGACTCCTCGAAGGTTTCGCCGGGGGGTTTCCCGTGTTCCTTGATGTGGGCGAGAATCACAGCTTCGACTCCCTCCGCGCTCCCCACCTCGTTGACTGCGGAGAAATTGGGGTCGCCTTTGAGGATCTCCGACATCTTGGAGAGTCCTTGCTGTCGAAGGTCAGTGAACTCCTTATTTTTGGCCCCCGCCTCGAAAGCCTCGAGCTTGGCGCGGAGCTGGGCCACCTCCGACTCGGGCTCCGCGGCAGCTTCGGGCTTTGGGTCCGGGGTGCCGAGCAACCGCGCGGTGTACTGCGCGTGGGTCATGCCCGCCGCGGTCAAGATGCCCACCGGGTCGCCGGCCTGGGCGGCGCGAACGATCGCTTCCAGCTTCCGGGCGTCGTAGTTCTTCAGAATGCCCAGCACCGGCTTGGCGGTTTCGAGTTCGCGCAGTTCCTCCGACTTCCGCAGCGCGTCCTTGTCCTTCGCCATGCGCAGGAGCGCGGGCATCGACTCGTCGGCCTGCGCGGCAGGCTTCGCTGGTGCAGCCGCGGGGTCTGCGGCGGGTGCGCCGGCAGCCGACTTGAAGTCGGCGTCTGTCACCACGCCCTCGTCAACGAACGCCTGCGCCAGTGCAGCAGGGTCCATCTTCGACGGCGACACGTACTCAACAGGCTTCTCGGGGTCGGCCACTTGTTCTCCGGGGTGTGGGTATCGCGGGGTATTTTACTGAACGACAGGGGGCGTCATCGGGATCGGCGCGGCGGCGTTCATCGTGTTGGTGATGACGGGACCAGCACCACCGGGAGCGGGAGGCATCATTCCGGGGGGAGGGGGGCCTCCCGCCCCTGGGGGCATTGGGGGAGGGGGGCCTCCCGCCCCTGGGGGCATTGGGGGAGGCATCATCTTGGCCGCCTTCGCTCTGGTGGCTGAATCGATCAACTGCCGCAGCAGCGCCAAGCGGTTCTCCGGGCAGTTCCGGTGCCGGGCGTACAGGTACGCCGCGTTGGCCCGCTGAATGATGAGGTCCTCGTTCTGGTACATCTCCAGCGGCATCAAGCGGGGCTCCTCGTCGTCGAGAATCGCGCTGATGGTGGCGTCGCAATCGTCGATGATCGCGTTGCCGAGGTTCGATTCAGCCTCGATGTCGGGATGCTCGAGCAGGCGTTGCGCGACGGGCATGTCGATGAAGCCGTCCTGCCGCATCTCCTTCACCTTCTGGTAGCGAGCGCTGGGGTTCTGGGGCAGCGAGCTCACCGGCCACATCTGCATCACGTAGGAGTCGCGGGAGAGGTCGATGTTCGCCCAGTCGACCTCGAGCAGGTCGCGTCGGCCGGGGACCAGCACCTTGTACCCGCTCCAGCCGTACTGCTCGGTAATGAGGTCCACGCTCAGCTCCACGTAGTCGAGCACCATCTGCTCCCAGTCCTGGTGCTGGGGGGCGAACCGCTCGCTCTCGATGTCGCTGTACTCGCGCAGCGCCACCGCGGCGTCGAGGCCCGCGGGCTTCTTGGCGCTGACCGACATCTCGCTCATGCCCACTTCCTGGAACGCCTGCTGGCGCAGGGACAGGACGTAGTTGAACTCCTCGGGGGCGATTGCGTTGACCGCGGCATCGCGCGGCATCTCGCCCGCGTACATCACGATGTCGCCGCCGTCTGCGTTGGTGAGCGAGCTGGGGTTCACCTTCGAGCCAATCTGCACGTAGGTTCGGCCCTTCCCCTTGCGCTTCATCTGGAGGCTGATGCTGCGGACTGCCCGGTTGATCTCCACCTGAATCGGCTGAATCGTCTCGATGACACCCTTGCCGAAGAAGCCGGTGAGACGCTTCTGGAAGCGGTTGAAGATGAAGGGGAACTTGTCGAGGCGCCACGCCTCGCAGGAGAGTTCCGCGCCGTCGATGGCGATGCAGTGCATTCCATCCTTCGCCTTGGGACCGCTCGGCAGGTGCCAGCACTCCCAGACCACCAGGGTGTTCTCGAGGATCTCCTGGCTGCCGTTGATGTTGTCGACCTTCGCGCGCTTCCCCGCGTTGGCGATGGCGTCAGCGTGCTTCGGGAACAGCCGGGTGAGGATGTCGCGCCCGACGTACTTCACGCGAAACAACTGGCGAGGCTCGCCGTACTGCCCGTCGAGCGCGTCGACGAAGATCTCCGACTCCAGCACGCGCTCGCAGTCGAGCTTGTTCTGTTTGTTCCCATACACAAAGAGCACGCCAGTGCCGAAAACCTGCCCGTCCACGAAGACCGGGCGGGCCTTCTGGTAATACTTCGTCTCGTAGATGAAGCCCTTGGCCCACTTGTCGAGGTTCCGGGCTTTGATCTGCGAGGCCCACGAGCCGCCGCTGGTGAGGAAGTTGGGCCGCGGGCGGTTCTTGGTGATTTTCGCGGTCAGCGTGTTGACACACGACGCGCCGACGTTGAGGGACATCATGCCGGCGCCCATCAAGGTCTGCCGAGAGACAGCCTCCGCAAAGTCGCGACCCACCAGCGAGTCCAGCTCCACGTTCTCGTACAGACGCGCGTGGCGAATGCTCGCCTGCTGGCGACCTGCGGCGTCCATGCGCAGCGACTCGCCGGTCTGACAGACGAACTGCGCGCGTTCGCTGGCATCTACCTCCCACCATCGGGCCTTGACGACCCCGTACTTGTCGGACTTCTCCGGCCTCTCGGCCATCGTCTTGGCGTCCCGGTAGTCGTCAGTCATCGGCGTCGATCACCTTTCCGTAGTTCTCAAGCTGCTGCTCTGCGGTGAGCCCGTCCTTGCCCAACTTGCGCGTCACCATCACGGTGTCGGCTGCGGCGTCTGGCAAGCTCGGGACCGCAGCGAGGGAGGGGAAGAACTCGATTTCCACGCGCTCGTCAGTGCCGGCGCTGCCCCAGTAGCGGCTGATCCCGTGCTTGCGGCAGAACAGTGCGACTTCTTCGAGCGTCACTTGCGACTCCCCAGCACGCCCTCGATGGCGATGCGGTGCTGCGCGTCGGTCCAGTCCTGGGTGCCGTTGGCGCCCTTGTCGCTCAGGATTGACGCCCCGAGCGCGTGTCGGAGCTTCTGCTCGCCCGAGCCGCCCATCTGCTCCGCGTAGGCTACCGCCGCGGCCGCGTGCTCTGACAGGCTCTCTGGGCTGAGTTTCAGCTCGAGCGCGTGGATTCGGTCGCTCGCCACGGCGGACTCCGTGATGAGACGCGCGTTCTCCGCCAGCGCCTGGTCGAGCTGCGCGCGCAGGTCTTCGTGGATGTGGTTACGCCGCCTCGTCAACGCCACAGCGAACGCGGCGAGCGAGAGGACACAGGATGCAATCAAGGCGGGCGTGCTGTCCATTTAGTAGTCGCTTTCGAGGTACATGCGCGCGCATTCGAGTGCGTTCGCCAATGCGTCTGTGCCGTTGCCCACGGAGAACTCAACCGAGAGCTGCGTCGTGTTTCTCGGGAGGTCGGTCGTCACGCTACCCTCTGCGACTGCGCCGGTCCCGATGCGCTGAGCAAAGTAGAAGATTTCGGCCGAGTTCGGCTGCGTGAACATGCGGAATTCGAATGCATCCGCTGGGAGGTTGTTCGGGAAGTCGGCTCCGAGGTCGATGCAGGCGGCCGATAGTGTCGCGTCATTCGTGCAGAATCTCCACGTCGTCTGTCCCGAGTCGAAACCAAAGTACGCGGTGTCGAGCAGTGTCGACGGATTGACGTTGCCCGTGATGGTCGTGTCGTTTTTGAGCCCGACGAACATGCGCCCGGCCGCCGTGGTGGTGGCAGCCGTGCATCTCGCCGCCATGTACCAGCCGCCCGTGCCCGCCGCATTGCCGCGCCAAACGACATCGGCGCCCGAGCGAGTCCCTGCGACGTTGCCGGCGACCGTGCTGGTCTGACTGCGCCAGCGACGCACCGCCGTCCAGAGATTGGTGGTGGCGATTGTGGGCGTGGAGTTGGTCGCTGAGATTGCGGCGGGGATTCCCCAGCCAGTGATGCTGGTGGTGGCGTTCGGAAGCCATATGCCCACCGCGTTCGCCATGAGGCCGGGTTGAACTGGAGAATCAAGCCCGCTTGGTCCCTGAAAGTTCAGCAGCCGGCGCCCGGCGCGAGAGACGCTGTAGAGCTGGAGGCCAGTCGGAGGCGCGGCAGGCGTAGACGTGTCGAGCAAGCGCAGGTTTCCTGCCGGGCCGATGGCGACGTTGGCTGCGCCGCTGAATGTGCCGGCGTCGTCTCGATACTGCACCGAGTCGATGTCCCCGCCCGGCCCAGCCCCGCCACCACCGCCCGGAGGCGTGGCCCACGTGCCGTCGCCGCGCCAGAACGTCGTCCCGGATGCGCTTGTTCCGCTGTTGAGATTGGCGACCGGCAGATTGCCCGTGACTCCGGCCGCGAGACTCACCTGCGCGCACGTCAGATTGCCGCTCGCTGCGATTGTCGTCGCATATCGGTCGGCCGCGCAGTCGGCCGGGTCCGCAGCGAGCGCCGTGGCGGTAGCGGCCGCAGTCGCGCTCGGAACCGTGCCCGTCACGCTGACGGAGCCGCCTCCCGTGATGGCGATGTTCGCGCCTGCGCTGAGTACGCGCTCATTGGTTGAGCCGGTCGAGCCGGCCGTCAGGGTGAGGTAGCCGCCGTCAACAGGCGCGCCGCTGCCGCCACCTCCACCCGGCACCGTGACGACGATGCGCCCGCTCACCTGCGTACAGGTGATGCCCGCGCCAGAGCAGTTCATTTCGAAAGCGCGCGTGCGAGTTACCGAGCAGTAGGTGCCCTCGTCGAGGCACAGCAGGGGCTGGACGTTGCGGTTGAGCGACTGCGCCAGCACCAGCGAGAGGAGGAGGGTCACGGCGTGGCCGCCTTGCGGTTGGCGACGACCTTCACGTTGCCGCCTGCGCCCGACATCGTGCCGCGGAGTTCGAGTTCGTCGGTACCCTCCACGTCGAGATCAGCCATCACCGAGCCGAGCGGCCCGACGCTGGAGAAGTCGGGCATCGAGCTGGCTGCCCAGATGACGGTGCCAGCCAGGCGGCGGTAGACGATGCCCGAGAAGGTCTGAGCTGCGTCTTCGTTGGATAGGTAGGTGGTGATCCGGCGCGAGCCGCGCAGGTTCACTCGAGCCAGCGACATCACCACCGTCTCGGTTGGAGCCACTGCCACCGTCACCAACGGGAAGACGATGGTGCTGAGAGAAACGCTCACTCGTCGTACCCCATGTCCTGGGAGTCCCAGAACTCCACGCGGTTAGTTTTGGAGCGTGCTACCCTGTCCTCGTCCTCGCGCTCCACACGATCGCCAGCCTCTTCTACTGGCTTTTCGGCCTCGTAGTCCAGATGCACCAGCGCACGGCGCCAGGAGTAAAGTCCCGCGTCGCAGATGTGGTTGGGAAACCGTCCGTCTTCGCCGGGGGGTTTGCCGCAGTCGGGGTCCCAGTCCGGGTCTTTTGGGAGGCCGGCGAGTTCTTCCGAATACGGCCCGCCGCGCTGCACCTTGATCTTCCCTGTGAGAAAGTCGTCGTTCATCAGGCGGACGTGCTCGAGCTTCTCCCCCTTCTTGGCTGGCTCAAACACCTGGTTGTGGTGAGCCATGGCGTGCTCGACGGTCATCAAGCCGCCGCCCTGGGTGTCGGCCACCTTCGCGATGAAGTTGAAGCCGAGCGCCTCCCACTGGGCAATCTTCGCCATCACCTCTTCTTCGCTCGCACCGGCCTTCTTCCAGCTCGCCGCCTCGTAGAGGTTCCTCGAAGATGGGTGCCACCCCCACGCCAGCAGGGCCATGTCGTCCCGGTGGCCCAAGTCCCAGCCAAGCACATGCTGCCACCCCGGTCCCCACGGCTGCACATCTGAGAGGGTGAAGGTGTTGCGGCCGGGGTTGAACTTGTAGAACAGCACGCCCCCGTCAACCACCCACCGGCCCAGGTACTCGCGAACGTAGGTGGGGTTGTCGATCGACCAGTTCCGCTTCTTGCGGATGTACTCGAGCTCTTCCTTCATGCCGGGCAAGAAGGGGTTGTCCAGCAGGCTCCAGTGGTGGCAACTCCAGCCGGCGCCGACCACTTCCTTCACCTGCTCGCCTGCGTCGTTGGTGGTGCCGGTGTTGATGTCCATGCCCTTGGAGATCCACCGCCCGTCTTGGTCACCCCCGGTGATCCAGTACCAGTACCCGGTGGGCACCGGCCCGGGCGTACCCTCCATGCACAGCGTGCCGCGTGTGTCGATGAGGCAGGGCTCCACCACGTCCTCCACGAGAGTCTTGAGGTAGGGGCCGAACAACTGGCTCTCGAGGATCACCTCTAGCGTGGTCTTGTCGCCGCGCTTCTTCTGGGCTTCCCGCTCCTTGTCCGCGCCGAGGAAGCGCACCTCACTCCCGTTGTCGAGGGTGATGGTCGCCTCGGTTTCGTGCGAGTGGTACTTGATCTTGTGCCGCGCGCAGACATCGAGAAACTCCTGCCAGAGCAACTGCTTCGTGCGCAGGCGGGTGATGCCCCAGATGCGAATGAGGCACTTGGGCTTCTCCAGCGCGGTGATGATGCAGTACCGCGGCCACATCATCGTCTTGCCTGCGCGGCGCGTACACCGCGCGGCCTTGTTGCGGCTCGTGTCGTCCACGAAGGCCAGTTGCTTGTCGAACAGCTCCGCGCGAATGTCCGCGACGACCGCGGACGCACGCGACTGTGCTCCCGCGCGCCGCGCGAGTTCTTCGGCGGCTTTGCGCGGGTCGATGCTCACTTCTTGGCGGGCACTTTCTCAGGCACGACTTCGCCAGGCATCGGCGTGAAGTTGGAGACGTTCGTCAGCGGAACACAGGTGGAGCTGCCACCCGGCCCACGTTTGGTAATCACCACGCACGGGAAGCCACCGATTTCGGTGAGCTCCGCGTCGAAAGGCTTGGCGCCGGGGCGGTCACCTACCGTGTTTCCAGAGGTGACCTGCGTGATGAGGTTGCCACAGCTCACGGGCTTGATGAAGGAGACTTGCTGGAGTTTCAAGGGTGCCTTTCTACGACGAGCGAAACGGGTTGAAGTCGAGGTTTGCGTGTTTGGCGAACGCCCTGCCGGGGGCATCGGTCGCGAAGGTGTAGTACGCGGCGCCGGCAGGCACCAGCCCCTTGCCAATGCCCTGCCTCCGGTACGCACCCTTCACGTAGAGGTAGTGGACGACGTTGTTCTCGAAGGTGACCCAGCCCAGCACCTCGTCAGGCACCTGGGGGAAGAAGGCCACCAGGGTGGTCCCGCGAGTAAGCAGCGTGTCGATGCGTGGATCCATTTCGGCGGCGTACAGCGCGCGGGGGACGTGTTTCGGTGCTGCTCGTGCCCAGTGGTCTGTGAACCAGCTCGAATGCACGAAGCGCATGTCGCTCTTGTTGGCAGGGCGGACCTCGATCACTCCTCCCCCTCTTCCAGTGCCGGCTTGTCGGCCCGCTCGAGGAACGGCCTGGCTGCGTCGCGCAGGGCTTCGTTGCTCATGGCCCGGTATTGCTCCACGTCCTCCGCTTCCTGTTCGGCCTTCACCACCTCGGTCTGGGCGACGGCCTTGCCGAACCCAAACTGCAAGATGTCGAGGTTGGCCGCGCGCCGTGTCTCCGCGGTGGGGATCTCAGGGGTGCTCATCGAGCCGTCAGGCATCTTCACCGTGAAGGGCCTGCCCAGGGCGATGTTCAGGTGCGTCTCCAGCAGGAGCTGACCGCCGTCTGTGAGCCGGTGGATGGCCCTGCGCAGCGTCTCGGGTCTGGCCCGTGGTGGGGCAAGGGCGTGGACGGGCTCGCCGTGCCTGTCGCGCACGACCTTGTCGGTGTCCGGGTCGCGGGCCACGATGTGGTTCCCCTGTCGCTTGAAGATGGGGAGGGTCATACGTCCAGTTCCTCCACGAGGAAACTACCGTAGGGCGTGGGCATGGGCATGGGCTCGAAGCCCACGTACTCACGCGCCTGATGAGCAGCCGCCTTCCGCGCCTCGATGCGCAGCATGGCCTGCCCGTCTGCGTTGAACCAAGTCCTCGCCAGCGACAAGCGTTCGAGATGCGCGGTGATCGAGCGGGGCATGAAGGGCAAGCCTGCCCAGAAGTCGGGGTCGCAGTCAAGAACACTACAGGTAGTGGGTGGTACCTGTACCCACCTACGATGGCTGAAAACTGACCTAGCGGTCGGTCACCAGGTCGATGGCTGAAAACTGACCTAGAGGTTGTGTCCACTATAACAACTAAACGCCCCTCCCCCCCAACCAGTCGATCCAGATACCGGTATCCCCGACCCACCCCCAGCACGATACTAGTATCCGCGCGACTCGAGCCAGGCACAGTAAATCCAGGGGGTTAGCTAAGATACTAGTATCCCTAGGGAAACCTCTCGAAACTAGTATCAGCGGGCTAACTAGGCGCAATCACTTAAATACTGCCGCAGGGAAACCGGTATCTCCGGGCTAACCAGGTGTAATCATTGAAATACTGGTATCTGAGGCTAGCGCAACGCGTCATTTAACCGGTTGATCGGGTATAGATACCCAGAAAACCTCGAAAATGGCGTTAGTCTAAAGGGCTTTTGGGCCGCTAAGTGGCTGTAATCATTGAGAGAAACCCCCCGAATAGCACGATCGTTCGCTACTCGTGGACACTCGTGGACAGAGGCACCCAAGCAGCTAAGACTATGAATGCATTGCCCTTTTTCCCATCTGGTTGACTGTCCAATCTTTCTTCTCCTTAGAAGGGAAACTTTAGTACATCACGTGGCCATAGCCCCCCCCTGTGATTAGACTGTCCCCTTAGGGTCTGGGGGGTCCAAAACGGTGGCCAGCGTGGCCAAACACGAAAAACCACAGCGAAATCAGAGCTCTAGACAG